GCATCAATCATCCTACCGTCCGGCATAATAGTATCTCCTGTTTCTTCAATCCTGCCAACATCACTAAAGGGTACGGTTATACCGTTCTCTCTGTCATATACCTTCTTCATTTCTAAGGCATCGAAAGAACTGTATTTATAGTTACCTTGGCCTTCTTTACTATTCTTACCCATAATACGGTAGGTTCTCTGCTCTGTATAAAATTGACCAATTAAACGGTTAGTAAACTGCCCTGCATCCTCATATGAGGTGTTTATGGCCTGCTCTGCTGTTCTTAGCCTTACTTTAGCCTGCGAAACCAACTCGGCAATTGCCTTAAATGCGGTTACGCTGCCGGGTGTTCTGCCTTGACTTACATCAAAGCGACCAATCATGCCCTCCATACTGCTCTGTAACCGTCCCATTTCAGCTATTAAACTTCCGGGGATAGGCTGACCATGCTCCCTTTTTACTCCACTAACATCTGCAACAGGGAACCACATGCCAGGGGCAGTACCCCTTTCCTCAATCAACCGTCTTTGTTTGGGCGTTAATGCCCTTTCATCGTACCAAGTCTGACCAATTGCACCGTGAATATGCCCTTCAAGTATAATCTCAGCAGTTTTATTGCGGACAATCTGCGGATTTTTAAGATAGAAGGCATCACCAAATCCCCAAACGCTGTTCTCTCTTGGGTATCTTTGCCGCACAAAGAACGGGAAAACAGGAGTCTCGCCGGGGTCAAAGTACATATAGTTATTGTGTTTTAGATAAACGCCTTGATGTTCACCTGCCCATAGGATAACGTGCAACCCTATGCCCTCGTCTTTTTCTCCATCAGCTAAAATCATAGGTCTACCTATGTACCACGTTTCAACTACAGGAACCTGCTCTTGGTTATATGAGCGACTAAACCCCTCAGTATCAAGTTGCTCAGCACGATTAGGAAAATTCTCCTTGATATACTCCATCGTTTTCCAAACTGGTTTATGACAACGGTTTCCTTCGTTTATATCCTCGCGACATCTTGCATCGGGTACTAAACATAACGGGTGCAACGCTTTCCAGCGAACATCACCTTCCCAACGATTCTGACCTTTGCCGCCTCTCCAATTAGGATCCCAATAGACATGCCAAATACCTGTACCATATAGAAAAAACCACCTAAGAAATTTAATCCTTTCGGAAGTTAATTTATTTTTATAGAACAGGAATTTTTTAAGATCAGTCATAATTATTGACTTTTCTTCGTCCCCAGGTTCTACTCCCTGATCGATAAGTTCAATCTCATTAGCAAACTCGGCAACAGTTCCTTCTATTAAAGAGAAGGTAATATTTTCAACACTGTTTGGCCTGTTTTGTTGCTGTGCTGCGGTTCTTAAAGGGTTACCGTTTGGACCAAGTAAGTCCCAATGCCTAGAAGTATATAGTTTATACATTTCTCGCATTTCATCGACATAAAATTGCCTTGCCGCCTTATCATCATCATACCAATCCATACAGGTTCTTACCGCTTGTTCTTCTTCCGGTGAGTTACCTCTTATTGATGTTTCCATATTTCACCACCTTTTAGGCATAAAAAATAGGGATAGAGTACGGGACAATGCCAAAACTGACACTCTCCTGTACCCTATCCCTATCGTTCTCGATTCGAGATTTTGGTTATTTAGTTATCGTCTATTTTATCTAAACTGCTACTCCATCTAACGCAACCACACTTCCAACCCCTAAAAAGCTTTTCACCGTCATATGCTTTAATATATATTTTAGTAATTTCCTGCTTACAGTCTGGGCATATAGGAATAATATCAGAAATCAACTTACTTACCTGTAGTATCTCTCGCGCTTCAATTGGAGTTATTATCTCCAATTGAACCATTTTAATAATATTGTCCTTCTCTTGCTGTTTCAACTTATCCGCATAATTACCTAGTTGTTGCAATTGATAACAACACATTAACGATCACCGTCCTCGGTTAGATTGGTATTTTCCTTTTATTTCGCCAGGAATTCCATCATAAAAAAATATATCTAGAACGCCTATTAGTTCTTTTATGGTCTCAGGATCTTTGTTTTGAATTTCTATTAGTAAAAGTGTTATGGTTTTTATATCCGCATAATCAGAAAATGCCGGATGTTTAATGGTAAAATTCATACTAATAGTACCATCTTCAGTTGTATACGTTTCGACAACTAAGTCAGGCCAGTAAGCGTCACATTCCGCATTTTTTCTTTCTTTATTAATAAAAAATATCAAAAAAGACTCTTTCTCATTACATCTTTCATCGTCTCTGTTTGCAAATTCATACCAACCAACCTTAACTGCCTCCGGAATGATAGGATAAGTGTTGGAATTTATGTTATTTTTAGTATCCATTATTTACACCGTCCTCGGTTATTATTTAATCATTTTAAATATGACCACATATTACAACCCAATCAGCAGGATCATACCATACCAAATTAGATGTGTCGGTTCCATCAGGAAATGACCATGAACTCATTTAAGACACCTCGCAGTTATTATTTCTTCTTCCCGTAACCCATACCCTTGCCCATTTCTTTCTTTTCGGACTTAGGCATCGACATACCTTTACCCATACCTTTCATGCCCTTACCTTTACAACCTGCCATAGTTAACACCTCCTAGTCTAACTTAATATCCTCAGTCGCACTCAGCATAACAGGTTTACCGCCCTTCATCTTAATGACGATTGTACCCCACGGAGTAGACTTCATTTTGTCAATTACTTTCTTTTCTTTATCGGTTAACATTGATTACCTCCCGCGATTCAGGCGTATTGGTAAAAATAATTACGCTATGTTTTTCTCTAACATTAACTCCAACAAGTTGCTGAAAAGTACGATATAGCGATTTTACTACTGACTGAAACATTTTAATTTTTTCAAACATACTACCGCAACTATCAAACTCTATCCCCTTGTTATACTTACAGATATATTCGTCGTCACTAAAGAATTGTAGACTAACGATAGCCTTGTTTGCTCTTTTAACTTCTTCGATATGCTTTTCCATACGGTCCTCCGTTATCTATATTTAGTTTCCTCAACCACAAACCTGTCGCCCTGTTTCCTGCCGACAACAACTATCTTAATTAGCTGATTGTCCGGCAAGTAGCTAATTACATTCGGGCAGATAGATAGCGGTATTGATATAGTATTGTCCGGTTCCGGTAATATTTCAGCATCATCTACGGCATCAGGTTCATTATCAAAGTCCTCTACAACACCGTCCAATGCCGCCTTAATAACTTCACTTATATTATCAGGATCAGACTCCGTTGCCTGCTTCTTGCATTGCCTACAGTGATTCAGAAACTCACCCTTACCGGCAAACTCACTATCCTCTATGCCGCATGTATTACATTTCACGAATAAAACCCCTTTTCTTCCTCGCGATCTTTTCGTTCCTCGGCAGTTTCTACCTGCCTAACATCGTCCTCAAAAGTACCTTCGGGATATTCAAGAGGAATGTCAACGCCCTCTAAGGACAGAACTGCCCGCATAAGTTTTAGTTGTGTATCGACTAGAGTTTTGATTGTGTCGGCATCTACTTCTGTCGGGTCATTAGCGAATGATATTTTAGCAACATCCTGACTATTATCAATGACATTCAAAAATGGGAATGTCGCTAATGAAACAACTACCTGATGCAAAGCACCAATCTGATCATTAAGTATCTCTTGATATTCAAGAACAATCGGTTTTTTCTTATCCATTTAGGTTCTCCCTTGCTTCTGTTAAATTTACAGATGATTCTTTAGGATTAGTTTCTTGTGCCATCTTAAACAATAAGGAACTATGTGGATTATTAAGGTTAACACCAACCAAATACTGTAATATTCTGTATACTATCTTCATTAAATTTTGCAGTTTCTTAACTTTTTCCCATACGCTATTGCAATCACTAATATCAATTCCTCTAACATGCGCAAAACCTACCGGAATATCTTCTCCGTCAACAACGTCATAGGGTCTAATAGTAATCTTTATTCTTTTTATTTTTTCTGGACATTCATATACTCCTGTTTTCATTTAGGTTCTCCCCTTAATTTTAAAATGAACTCCGTACATGGGATCTACATCAAGAGTATTTTTATCGACCAACCATATAACTTCTTCCGGCTTGGTTGGACTATTACAAT